TCGTATCGTTCGATGTGGCTTAACCTCATCGAGCGCGGCGAGTATCCGCAGGGTACGGGTCTGACCCAGACCTCGTTCACCACGACCAGCATCGAGCCGACTGCGGCTGAGGAATGGTCCGCCATCACCCTCGCGTCCGGTAATCCGGGCGACAACGGTGGTGCTTGCGATGTCACCTACAATGACGTTCCGGTCGGCTACAATGCCGTTACCTGGAGTCCTGAGCGGTTTGCCCTCAAGGGTCCGCTGCTTTGTAAGGATGATCTGACCTTCGATCATCGCGTCGAGGCGTTCCTTCGCGTGTACCTTGAGAAGCTCTCCATCCGCGCGCAGCGTACTTGGGAGACTCGTTATCAGAACGTGTTCGCCAAGTTCGCCATCAAGGCGATTGCCGATTCGAGCTTCACCCAGACCGAGACGATTCCTTCCGGCATCAATGAGTTGCCATGGATTCAGACTGGTTCTGTTGGTCAGGCTCTGAATCAGTCCACCTCGGAGCTGACTCAGGAGATGCTTGATGTGGCTGCTGCTACGCTGATCCGTAATGGCGCGACGAATCCTGATAGCTCTGGCTTCATCAGCTACAGCAGCGACGGCCCGATCTTCCCGCTGTACATCGGTCTGGAGGCTTCGCAGCGCATCGCTCAGAACAACCCCGCGTTCCGCGACGATATCCGTTATGCGGATATGGGCAGCGGTACTGGCGCGGAGCTGCTCAAGCGCATCGGTGCGAACCGGATCATCAAGAACTTCCGGCACGTTCCGAATCTGTTCCCGCCCCGCTTCACCTATGCTGGTGGCAAGTACACGCTGGTTCAGCCGTTCACCAGTGCTTCTGGCACGAAGGGTACGGTTTACAGCGTCAATCCGAGCTGGACGACCGCTCCTTACGAGGCTGCGTTCGTTGTCACCCCGTACGTTTTCAAGTCGCACATCGTGCGGCCTGTGAATCGTGTTGGTGACTTGGCCTGGATGCCGACCAACTACATGGGCGAGTGGCAGTGGGTGACTGGTGCCTACAAGCTGAACACCGATTGCGCCGATCCTCTCGACAAGAAGGGTCAGCACTATGCTGAGTTCGTCGCGGCGAATGAGCCGATCTTCACTAACCAGGGTATGACGATCATCTTCCGGCGTTGCACCGGCGCACTTACCCAAATAATTTGTAGCTGACCTACTTAATTAACGCGAACCCCGGTAGAGCAATCTGCCGGGGTTTTTCTTTTCTATGGGTGTTGACAATCTGCATTCAGAGAATAAAATTGTCGTCGCATGAGCAAACTCAAACGTGGATGCAAACGTGAATCCGATGGTTGGTTGTTTTGGCAGTACCTTGTTGGAGATAAGGAATATTGGGTATCTCCAGAAAAATATTCGGAATTGAGACAAAAAGATGTCGAGAGATTTTCAGAGAAGTACGAATCGAACAAAGAACAGATCAAGCAAAAGGCGAGAGAATACTACGCTGAAAACAAGGATTCCGTGAATCAGCGAAATCTTGAGTACTACCGTAAAAATTTCCAATCGATCAGAGAGTCTCGAAAAGAGTATCGAAATCGCATCAAGGAATTGGCCGATGAGTGGTTCAGAAAGAACGATCCTGATGGATTGATCCGCAACATGAAACGCGGTCATCGGCGCGATGACGGTATGATTTTCTGGGGATTTCAAGATCCACATCCAGACGGATCGTGCCGGATGGTTTGGATGAGCGAGTCAGACTTTGAAAGGAAACGATCCGCTGAAATCGAAAGGCTTAGGACTCGATACGCTTCTAAAAAAGACGATCATCTTCAAAAAACTAAAGAATATCAGGTCAAAAACGTCGATGTAATCAGAGAGACAAGGCGTCGCTATCGGCAGCAAAACGCCGCAAAAATCAAGGCCGCTAAACAGGCTTATGCGGCGAACAACAAGGAGAAGATTGCGAAAGCGTTGGCCGAGCGTCGCGCCAATAATCCGATTGCTCGCATGGCCAACTCAATGCGTCGCTCGATTCGCAGGTATCTCGACGCTGGCCAGAAAGGGGAGATGAGCAGCTTTGAAATCATCGGATGCTCGAAGGATGATCTTCGGAATCATCTTCAGTCGAAGTTCAAAGATGGAATGACATGGGAAAATTACGGAAAGCACTGGCACATCGACCATATCGTTCCGTTGATTTCGGCCAGGACTGCGGACGATGTGAAAAGGCTGTGCCATTGGACAAATTTGCAACCGCTGACGGCATTCGAGAACATTTCGAAAGGATCGAAGATTCCCATTGATGCTGGCCAACCATGCGCTACCGTCGCCCCGGTTGATTGACTCATAGGTTCAGGGGTTTGCTAATAAGTCCGTGAAAACCACGGCGGCCCTCGCTGACCCGAAAGGTTGGCGGGGGCTTTTTGTTGTGTATGCGTATTGGCCTTGACATGTACCTCAACAATCTGATGCTCACTTCATGCCGGTATTTACTCTCCCAAAAGGCGTCGAAATCCCCGAAAATCTGAAGGAAGGCGAGGCTTTCCAGACGATGGCGACTATCGTTCTTGGCAAAGGCGGAAAAGCTGAAGTCATCGAGATTGATGGCGTTGCTATTCCGGGTTACGAGAAGCAATCGAAGGGCAAGAAGATGGCCGAGCAGGGCGGCGGCGAAGGCGAGATGGAATCCGAGAACGAGGCTGAGGTTTCTGGCCCACCTGGATTCATCGCTGAGGTGATGCGTCGCGGAGCCGGTCCGATGCGCGGCTGATCGATAGGAGATAAACGATATGGCGATTATCACATGCGACGAGGCGGAGACGCTGATCAACGAGGCGGCGTCGCTGGGATGTCGCTCTCCGCGAGAGCAGGAGCTTGCCAAGCTCGCGCTAGAGAATCGCATCGCGAATCTGCTGGCGACGGTTCAGACGCCGACCGGCGCGTATCGCACGGTGACGACGACCGGCAATGTTCAGAGCGGTGATTATCTGCTGATCTGCGATGCGAGCGGTGGGGCCATTACGATGACGCTGCCTCCTGCTGCGCTGGTTCCCGGTCGGATTTATTCGTTCAAGCGAATCAATTCTGGCGCGAATCAGGTCATTGTTGATGGCTATGCCGCTGAGACGATTGATGGTGCCGCGACGCATACGCTGACTCCGCAGTGGAATAGCGTGACGATCATGTCCAACGGCGTCGCTTGGTTCATCTTGGCCGACCATTGATGCGATATGGCTAATATCTCCTGCGAACAGGCTTTTGCGCTGATAACCGAGGCTTACGGGGCATCCTGTAAGAGTCCGCGCGAGCGTAATCTGCTGGAGCTTGGCCTACTCTGGGAAGCCGCCACGCTCGGCGGAAATGCGGATATCACTGCGGATAACACGGTGATTACGGCTGACAGCACGATCATCACGGCGGACATGACGGAATTCTTCTGACCTAAAACACACCTTACATAGATTATGGCACAGCAAACGATCAATGTTGGAACGGCTCCGAATGACGGAACGGGAACACCGTTGCGTACGGCGTTCCAGTACACGAACAGCAACTTCAGCGAGCTGTACACGGCTGTTGGGCCGAGCGGCAATAACATCGTCGTTCCTGGCAACGCCACCATCACCGGCGATTTGACGGTGGATACGAACACGTTGAAGGTGGACAGCGCGAACAATCGGGTGGGTATTGGGACGGCGAGTCCATATTCGACCGCAGAATCGTTGAATGCTCGTAACACAGCTCTTGCGAGCGGTTCGGCATTTCAAACCATGCCTTTAACCGTTACCGATTCAACTGCGTATGCTATTGGTGTTGGTGGTGGAATCAATTTCAGGGCAAAATTGGATTCGACAACTTATGAAAATTACGCAGCAATCTGGAGTTACAGGGAAAGTGCGTTAATTTCAGACTACAGAGGATCTTTGATAATCGGAACTTCTGATAATACTTTAGGTTATCCGATTGAACGTTATCGCATCGCGTCTACCGGAGTCGCCACATGGTCCAATGTCGGCGGCGTTGCTGGCACCGCCATGACCCTCAACAGCACCGGCTTAGGGGTGGGTACGAGTCCGAGCCATAAACTTCATGTCCTAAATACATCACTTTCAGGGACGACTGCTGGATCTAATGTTATTGCAACATTGCGATCTAATGGATCTGGCTACGATTCGTTTTTGCAGTTTTCTGACAATGTTGCATACAATGCCGGACTCGGAATGTTGGCAGGAAATCTGTATTTCTACACAAACGGTGCAGAGCGAGCCAGAATCGATACGAGTGGTAATTTGTTGTTGGGGACGACGAGTGCGCTTCAAATATCGAATAACCCTGCTGTCACAAGCCGAATTGCCAACCTTGGCACCGGAAGCAAGGGCGCAGTGATTCTTCGAGAAAACGAAGTGTCCCAGTATTGGGGAGGCAATCTCTGTCTTCAAAAGGTTCGCGGAGCGTCAACGGCTGTACAGAACGGAGATTCTTTGGGGGTTATCCATTTTGGCGGTTTCGACGGAACAAACTACGTCAACACCGGCGTAATTCAAACTCTGGTTTCTGGTGCTGTGAGTGCCGGTGTTGTTCCAGTCAAGATTCAAGTCATTGCAACCAGCGGAGGTGTTGAGCTTACCAATACCGCCACAGCGTGGGCCGCAATCTCTGACGAACGGTTGAAGGACATTATCGAACCGATCAGCAACGCTGTTGCGAAGGTTGGATTGCTACGATCTGTCATCGGAAAATACAAGACCGATTCTGAAGGAACTCGTCGCTCGTTCCTGATTGCTCAGGACGTTCAATCCGCACTTCCTGAAGCTGTTGGAGGTGATGAGAACAACTTGACCGTTCGCTACACCGAAGTAATCCCGCTGCTGGTTGCCGCGATTAAGGAACTCACCGCTCGCGTTCAAACCCTCGAAACCCGCTAATACATGAACATCTCTTGGATCATCGAACAGATGTGGGTCAAGCCCACCGAAGGTTCCTACACCAACGTTGTCGTTACTGCCAACTGGCGGTGCAATAGCGTCGAGACTGTCGGCACCGGAGACGAAGCGAAGACCTACTACGGCACCGCTTACGGATCGTGCAGCTTCGCTCCGCCCACCGGATCGTTCACGCCGTATCTCGACCTGCAGCCCGAGCAGGTGCTGGACTGGTGCTATCAGAACGGAGTCGATAAGACCGCTATCGAAGCGAACGTCTCGCTTCAGATCCAGAACCAGATCAACCCGCCGGTTGTTTGTTTGCCGAATCCGTGGTTGCCGCCGGTCATTGTTGTGCCTCCGATGCTGCCGCAGGTGACGCCGGAAATTGTTGCGGATAGCACGGTTGTTTCCGATGCTCCGGCGGCATGATTACAATCCAACTCACTACCGAACAAACCAACAACCTCCTCGCTCTCATCGACATCGCCATCAAGGCTGGCGGTTTCCAGAATGCTAAGGTCGGCGTCCCCATCGCTGATCTGATTCTGGAAGCCGCTAAGGGGGCGGCAAATGCGATTGGCGAAAAGTCCGAATAGAACCGGAAAAAATGAGCGACGATCAGCAGCACCAGATCGAACTCAGGCTTGTGCGACTCGAAACCATCATCGGAGATAAAGATTCCGGCATCGTGTCGGATATCCATTCCATCAA